GAAGGACCTAAGGGTATGATTGTTGGTATGAATGGCCCTAAAGAAATTGATCTAGATGAAAAATTTGAAAATGAACCAGAAGAAAAAATTAGTTCAGTAGCAGATGTACTACCAACAGGTGATGATTTAGCCAGCAAAGGCGATGAAGCTGAAAAAGTCAACGGCGGTGGCAATCCATGGGCTGCACGTGAATTTGATGAATCCACGTTTAAAACACAATTAAAAAATCTGTATCAGGAAGTTAAAAACAGATAAAAGCAGACATTATGTCAACTCAAAAGCGGTGCTAGTCACCGCTTTTTTATTGTAAATAAGCATATGAGTAAATCACTTGATGGTGTCCTAACCAAAAAGGCACATAGAAAAGATAAATTTTCAGAACAACAAGTACAAGACTTGTTGTCATGTGCTGATCCTGAAACAGGATATCACTATTTTTGCGAAAACTTTTTTTATATACAACACCCTGTAAAAGGTAAAATGTTGTTCGTGCCGTTTGAATACCAAACAAGACTTTTAGACGCATATCACGGACATAGATTTACGATAAACATGTTGCCAAGACAGATGGGCAAAACTACTTGTGCCGCTGGTTATTTGTTATGGTATGCCATGTTTCACCCAGATCAAACAATATTAATTGCCGCACACAAATATACGGGCTCACAAGAAATTATGCAACGTATTCGATATGCATATGAACTTTGCCCAGATCATATAAGATGTGGTGTAGTTAGCTACAATAAAGGCAGTATTGAATTTGACAACGGCAGTCGTATAGTTTCACAAACTACAACAGGTACAACAGGTCGTGGTATGTCTATATCATTACTATACTGTGACGAGTTTGCCTTCGTACAACCTAATATTGCTGAAGAATTTTGGACTTCAATATCTCCTACACTAGCAACTGGTGGTAAAGCAATTATCACTTCTACGCCTAACAGCGATGAAGATACATTTGCTATGATATGGAAAGAATCTAACAACAAGTTTGATGAATTTGGTAATGAGCGAGATGTAGGTATTAATGGGTTTCATCCGTTTACGTGTCATTGGAATGAACACCCTGACAGAGACGATGATTGGGCCAAAGAAGAACAAGGGCGTATTGGTGAGGAAAGATTCCGTCGTGAATATGGTTGCGAATTTTTAATCTATGATGAAACATTAATTAACAGTATAGTATTGGCCAACATGTCTGGTGCAGATCCTATTTTTAAAATGGGCCAAACACGTTGGTACAAAATAATTAGTTCTGATAACATGTATCTTGTGTCTCTAGACCCTAGTTTAGGAACTGGGGGAGATTTTGCGGCTATAGAAGTTTTTGAATTGCCTTCATTTCGACAGGTAGCAGAGTGGCACCATAATACTACACCTATAGAAGGGCAAATTAAAATTTTAAGAGAAATATTAAAATATCTTCAAGATCAAATGCCAGAAGGAATGAATAATATTTACTGGAGTATAGAAAATAACACAGTGGGTGAATCTGGTCTAGTAGTCATTAAAAACTTAGGGGAAGAAAACTTCCCAGGACTGATGATCAGTGAGCCAGTACGTAAAGGCCATGTACGTAAATTCCGTAAAGGGTTTAACACTACACACGGCAGTAAGATTAGTGCTTGTGCAAGATTAAAACATTTAATTGAAACAAATAGAATGGAAATCTATAGCAGAAGTTTGATTTCTGAGCTGAAAACATTTATTGCTACAGGATTCAGCTTTAAAGCTAAAAACGGCGATCATGACGACCTAGTAAGTTCATTATTGTTACTAGTTAGGATGAGTGCCCTAATAGCAGATTGGGACCCAAGGGTATTTGAGACCCTTAGTGGGCAAAGTGCAGATGAAGAGTTTGAAGCACCCTTACCCATTTTCATAAGTAGCACCCTAGGCTAAATATAACTATGACAGCAAATTTTCAAAGAATATCACAAGATTTAGTGCAACAACTGTCTGCTCGCTTTCCTAATATGCGTAAAGAGACAGGTGATGCTAAGCCAGTTGACGGCAAAAAATTAAAAGATACAGATGTTAGGAAAATCAGCTTTGATTACACAGATCGCAGAAATGGCGAAAAACTAACAAATGTCAGTATCAGTTTAAATGATGATGGCGAAAAACCATCTTTAAGCGTAATTTGGAATAAAAACCCAGACGATGATAGCTGGTTAAATTTCTTAGAAGAATTAAGCACATTTGCACAAGGTCACGGAATGGATTTTGATTTACAGAATCCATCACAAAGTAATTTAGATAAAAGAGATCCTATCGGAGAAGCAAAAATGATTGAGTCAAGATTGTTTGGAACAAGTAAAACTAGTTTCCAAGAAATGGGCGAGGCTAAAATAATAGTCAAACACACCCAGCCAGTAAATTATAATGCCGCTAACGGTAGGACACAACACATTGAAAGAATTTTTATTGAAAACTCATTAGGGGAACGTTTTGCTTATCCAGTTAAACATTTAAATGGCGCAAGAGCTCTAGCACGTCACGTTGCTGAAGGCGGAACCCCATATGATAATATTGGTCAACACATTATAAGCCTTAGCGAAGAAATGTCTAAATTACGTTTCTTTAAAAACTATGTTGATCGTAGTCCTGTAATTAGTGAAAATATGGGAACAATTCAAAATAAAGTTATCGAGCGTATTGAACAAGTTAAAAAAGAAATTCACGCATTGCAAACTCCAAAATACTATGCAGAGTTCCGTGAAAGTTTTACAGTTAAGAATAGTAGAGAGATTCCAGAAGATATTTTAAATGATTGGATTGATAGACTAACAGTACGTAGTTTTAATGAAGAATTAAAAACAGTTTTCCCTTACATTTACAGTCTTGTAGATGAATCAGATATTCCAATTAAAGAATTAGATGCTGAAGACTTGTTAAGTGAAACACAAACTGATAACGAAACAGATACGCAATACGAAACATTAGATGAATTTTCTGCATTTGAAAAACATATTCAAGGTATTGTTTCAGAAGATGATGACCTCTTTGGCAGTAATGAAGAACGTCAAACTCAGGCAATTCAAACACTACAAGATTTATTCAGTCAAGAAATTCCAATTGGTACAGCCGGCGATAATATTAATAGCAGTTTAGATGGTATTATTGATGATAAAAAATTAGAACAGGCTTTTGAACTATTAGCAGAACTTGGGTTAGATGAAATGGATGCTAGACCTATTGTTTCTGAATTTTTAAAATCTTATGACGCTGAAAATGGCACAGATTTTAGTGCAAAGATCGGATATGATACTGAGGCAGGAGCTCCAGAAGAAGCACCAGCGGCTGAACCAGCGGCAGGCGCAGCACCGGCAGCACCTCCTCCTGAAGCAGCACCGGCAGCACCTCCTCCTGAAGCAGCACCGGCAGCACCTCCTCCTGAAGCAGCACCGGTAGCCGAAGAAGATGAAGATATAATCAAACAAAAATCCGCAAGACATTCAAAAAGCAAAAAACTTTTTGATGAAATAGCAGAACGTGTCAGTGGATTCTTTAATGCTAACGAAGGAACTTTTACTATTGGTGAAGAAGGATTTATCACTAAGATGTGTAAAGAGTTAAAAGAAAAATATGATGTTGAGCCAGATACTATGAGAGCAGAAAAGTTTGATAGAATGGTTGAAAGTGCTTGCAGACGTATTATGGAAGTTTACAAGACTAGACATGCCGCACAATCAGAACAGATGCGTATGTTAAAACTAGCAGGATTAAGATAAGGAAACAAACATGCGATCACTAAGAGATTATATTAATATTGTTGACAGTACGCTAACAGAAGCACCGGCAGCAAATCCATATACTGGCGCAGATGCTGAAAAATTTGCTAGATTAAGCCCAGCAGATCAAGCATGGTATACAAAAGGCGGCGGCAAACCAGATTTAAATGATCCAATTATTGCCAGTCGAGCTCCAAATAAAGGAAAACTTGGCCCAGCACCTGCTCCAGCGGCAGCACCGGCTCCAGCGGCAGCACCTGCACAGTCTAATCAAGGTTCTGCGGCAGGATTTGCTCCAGCACAAGCACCAGCGGCAGCACCAGCACAAGCACCAGCGGCAGCACCAGCACAAGCACCAGCGGCAGCACCAGCACAAGCACCTGCGACTAACAACGCTTCAAGTAGTTACACTGGCACGCCTGCGGCAGCTCCAGCAATGACAGCAGCCGATCAAGCCGATGCTGACATGGGCGCAGCCATGCGAGCAAACGCCGCTGGCGGCAATTCAACAAGTGCGGCAACTGGTGTAGGTATTCCTGGAGAAGAAGCGGCAGCAACACCTGCGCCTAACAACGCTTCAAGTAGTTACACTGGCGCACCTCCAGGAAAGGTAGGATCATCGGCATCAGGTCAGGCAGCAACACCTGCACCAGCAAATCCTGCAAAACCAGGAGCAGCGGCAGCTGGTGCGGCTGCGGGTGCGGCTGCGGGTGCGGCAGCTGGTGCGGCTAATCCAGCAACAGGCGTTAACGCACAAGGTCAAAATGTAACTATGCCAGATGGAACAAATCCAGAAACTGGTGAAAAAACAGCGGCAGCTCAGGCAGCAACCCCAGCACCAGCAGCCGCAGCAAATAGAGATGCTATGCCATTTGGTAAAGCATTTGCTGATGCAAGAGCAAAAGGTGAAAAAGAATTTACTTGGAAAGGTAAAAAGTATGCTGTGAAGATGGCGGCCCCTAAACAGGCAGCAACTCCGGCTCCAGCTAAACCATTACCTGGTAAACCTGTTCAAGGTGGTGGTCAGATATCAGACACACCGGCAGCTGAAAATATACAAATGAACGAGTTTGATATGGACATGGACCGTATTATGAAAAATATGGGTAGCATGAATAAAACAAGTTCATTCAAATCAAATGTAGATGGTAAACAGGACGACACTGAAGCAGGATTCAATACAGCAATGGGCAAATTTAACGACATTGCCAAAGGTATGACACCGAAGATTGATCCTAGTAATATTCAAAGTTCTGTAGATTCTATTAAAAAAGGAGTCATGGGTCAGATAGATAATATTACAAAAGATATTGGCGGCACGTCGTCAGCACCAGGCGCAAATATTCCAAATCCCCCAAGTGCTGAAAAACAAGACCCCAAAGAACTGCTTAATAAAATGCCAGAAGCTGACATTCAAAAACTAAGCGGCGATGATGCTAAGGTATTGTTAATGCAGATGAAAAAACTTGCAGGTATGTAATCGGCTAAAAAACTTCAGTTTTATGGCAAGATAATACTTGCGAATATAAATAAAAGTGCGTACAATAACATGTATGCACTTTTTGTTTGTGTAGTGGCACAAACAAAACATAGGCAAACAAAGGCATATTAAAGGAGAAATATTATGGCATCTTTGGCTGAAATTAGAGCAAAATTAAAAGAGCAAGAGTCACGTGGTACAGGAGAAAAAACTGGCGGTGACAATTCAATTTACCCATTCTGGAATTTAAAAGAAGGACAAGAATCAGCAGTACGCTTTCTTCCAGATGGCGATTCAAATAACACTTTTTTCTGGGTTGAACGAGCAATGATTAAGCTCGAGTTCGCTGGAATCAAAGGTGAATCCGAAAGTAAAAAAGTAATGGTACAAGTACCTTGCATGGAAATGTACGGCGAAACTTGCCCAGTACTAAGTGAAGTACGTGCTTGGTTTAAAGACCCAGCATTGGAAGACATGGGTCGTAAATATTGGAAAAAACGTAGTTACGTTTTCCAAGGCTTTGTTACTGAAGATGGTCTCAAAGAAGATACTAAGTCAGAAAACCCAATTCGCAGATTTATTATTGGTCCACAAATCTTTACATTGATCAAAGGCGCATTGATGGATCCAGAAATGGAAGATTTGCCAACTGACTTTACTCATGGTGTTGATTTCCGTCTAATCAAATCCAGCAAAGGCGGATATGCCGACTACAGCACAAGTAAATGGAGTCGTCGTGAGCGTCCATTGACTGATCAAGAACAGGCTGCTGTTAAACAGTATGGTCTGTTTAATCTCAAAGACTTCTTACCTAAGAAGCCAACTGATGTTGAACTAAAAGTTATCAAAGAAATGTTTGAAGCATCTGTTGATGGCGAAGCGTTTGATATGGAACGTTGGGGCCAGTATTACAAACCAAGCGGTGCTGGTGCTGCCACTGGAGATCCAGTAGCAACAACTACTGCCAAGGCTGCTCCTGCTCCTGTAGAAGAAAACGATGCTCCTTTTGATACTGATACATCAAAAGTAGAAACAAAGGCTGCTCCTACTGCTAGTACAACTGCAAACGGCGATAATCGTGCCCAAGACATTTTGGCTATGATTCGCAATCGTCAGAAGTAATAATTTTAAGGGGCCTAGTGCCCCTTAATAACTACTAGAGTTCAAGGAGAATAACTATGGCTAGTAAAGCCTTTGATTTAAGCAAATTTAGAAAAACATTAACAAAAAGTATTGACGGACTTGGTGTAGGGTTTAACGATCCTACAGATTGGGTCAGTACTGGTAATTACGCATTAAACTATCTAATCAGTGGCGATTTCCATAAAGGTATTCCTTTGGGGAAAGTTACTGTGTTTGCTGGTGAAAGTGGTGCAGGTAAAAGCTACATTTGTAGCGGTAATTTAGTAAAAAACGCACAAGAACAAGGCATATATGTAGTGCTAGTCGACAGTGAAAACGCCTTAGATGAGAAATGGCTAAAGGCATTGGGTGTTGATACTAGTGAAGAAAAATTACTAAAACTCAACATGGCAATGATTGATGACGTTGCTAAAACTATTAATGAATTTATGAAAGAATATAAGGCTATGGAGGAACGTCCAAAAGTCTTATTTGTTGTTGACAGTCTTGGTATGTTGCTAACACCAACAGATGTTAACCAGTTTGAAGCAGGTGATTTAAAAGGTGACATGGGTCGTAAACCTAAAGCACTAACAGCACTTGTTCGTAACTGTGTAAACACATTTGGCAGTTATAATGTTGGTTTGGTCGCTACTAACCACACATACGCAAGTCAAGACATGTTTGATCCTGATGACAAAATTTCAGGAGGACAAGGTTTTATCTATGCATCAAGTATTGTTGTTGCTATGAAGAAACTTAAACTTAAAGAAGACGAAGACGGTAATAAAATTACAGAAGTACGTGGCATTCGTGCCGCATGTAAAATTATGAAAACACGTTATGCTAAACCTTTTGAAAGCGTCCAAGTTAAGATTCCTTACGAAACAGGCATGAATCCTTACAGCGGTCTAGTAGACATGTCTGAGGCAAAAGGCTTGTTAAAGAAAGATGGAAACCGACTCAGCTTTACTACATCTGATGGTGAAATTATTAAATACTATCGCAAAGAGTGGGAGCGTAATGAAGAAGGCTGTCTTGACAAAGTTATGACAGATTTTTTTAACATTAATCCACAGGATGAAATTACTGTAGAGGAGACAGTGGTAAATGACTGACAATCAAATTAGCGACATTTGGTTATTTTTTAAAGAATACATCGATAAGAAAGAATTAGGAGTGGCTGCTGAACAGTATGTTGATTTGTTAGCAGACTTTGGCATCAAAGATAAAATTTTAGAAGGTGCTAGGGGTGCTGACGCAGAATTAGATGCGGCTATTGAATATTATCTTGAAGACGATGTTGAGGAAGAAACTAGTTACGAAGATTACGACGAAGACGAAGAATACTAATGTGGTATAACAAGATCAGTAAAGATATATCTAGTATTCCTGATGCAGTAGAATACTACAATGCCGAATTACAGGCTGCAAAACATGAATGCCGTATAACGGGCAATATTGAAAAAGCGGCGGCTAATATGCCTGGTATTGTGGAACAGCGATTCAATCAATTACAAGAAATTGAAGCTATTTTAGAGTATCTTAATATTGAACTTCGTCGACTTCGTAGTCAACATTTTAGAAAATATTTAGAAAACTATCAACGTGCTTTGTCCTCTAGAGACTGCGAAAAGTATGTAGAGGGCGAAGCTGACGTTGTAGATTTTGAAAAAATCATCAACGAATTTGCTTTGTTACGTAACAAGTGGTTAGGTATTACAAAAGCCCTTGACGTTAAACAATGGCAATTATCAAATGTGATTAAATTACGTACTGCTGGTATGGAAGATGCGTCATTATGATCCAAAAGTAATAGGGTTTGGCAGAACTGAACCATTTGTATTAGGTGCAGGGGGTAAAATAGTTTCTGTAGATGAAGCTTTTGCCAATAGAGAAATACCTGTAGCTTTTTTTGGGGTAGGTCATACCAAACTTCACGATATAATTGTTTCTAATAATTTAGATTTTTATTTCTTAGATACTGGTTATTTAGGTAACGTAAAAACTAAAATTTATAAAAGAATTACAAAGAATAATTTAAACAATACTCAAGATATCATAGAAAGACCTAGAGACAGGTTAGAAAAATTATCAATTGATAGAACATCATATTCCCGCGGTAATAAAATTTTAATTATCCCCCCAGATCAAAAAGTTTTAAATTGTTTTGGAAATACATTAGAAACAACTTCATGGATTAAACAAACAATTGAGTCTATTAAACATTATACTGATAGAGAGATTGTAGTACGAGAACGCAATAGAAATCGTACAGAAAGAATGATACACGATAAATTTAGTGATGCACTTCAAGACGATGTACATGCATGTGTAGTGTGGTCGAGTAATTGTGCTGTTGAATCAGTGTTACATAATATCCCAGTAATCAGTCTTGGTCCAACAGCAACAACAAAAATAAGTCCATTTGAGTTAAATCAAATTGATAACGTTCCAAATCTTAATCAAGATCTTATAGAAAATTGGCTAAGACACCTTAGCTATTGTCAATTTAATGAAGAAGAAATGCTATCTGGATTAGCATGGAATTTCGTTAATCAATAATCTACGCATATAAATATGACTATGAAAATAGTTATAGTTACAGGCGGTTTTGACCCCATACATTCTGGCCACATTGCATATTTCAATGCGGCAAAAAAATTAGGTGACATACTTGTCGTTGGTTTAAATTCTGATGACTGGTTGCGTCGTAAAAAAGGTCGAGAGTTTATGCCATGGCATGAACGTGCTGAAATAGTACGTAATCTTAAAATGGTAGACTTTGTTATTAGTTTTGATGACAGTGATGGCACAGCTATAGATGCTATAAGAAAAGTAGTAGACAAAGAACCTGAGTCATTTATAATATTTGCTAATGGCGGAGATCGCACACCAGAAAACATTCCAGAAATGTCAATAACCGATGAACGTGTCAGTTTTGCATTTGGTATTGGTGGTGATGATAAGAAAAATTCCAGTAGTTGGATTTTAGATGAATGGCGGAAGCCTAAAACTGAAAGACCGTGGGGATATTATAAAGTCTTACATGAAGTTGGTAAAGAAGTAAAATTAAAAGAACTTACAGTAGATCCTGGGAAAAATCTTAGTATGCAACGACATAGGAGTCGTGCAGAGTTTTGGTTTGTTAGTGAAGGCGAGGCTACTGTATATACGTTAAATCGTAAAACTGATCCTGAACTTGTTGGTAAATTCACACAATTCGATCATACATGGATTGCAAATAATGAGTGGCATCAGCTAGTTAATGAAACAGAACACCCGCTACGTATTATAGAAATTCAATATGGCGATAATTGTGTTGAAGAGGACATAGAAAGAAAATGATTCCAATTTTTATAGGCTACGATCCAAGAGAGGCTATTGCATTTCATGTTTGTCATAACAGTATAGTTAGACATAGTAGCCAACCTAATTCTGTAAATGCGCTTGCATAAAACATTCTGAAAGGGTATGAGGAAAAACATACTGATGGAAGTAATCATTTTATCTACAGTAGATTTCTAGTGCCGCATTTGATGAACTATCAAGGGTGGGCAATATTTATTGATGGTGATATGTTATTACGAGATGATATAGTAAAACTATGGAATCTAAAAGATGAGTCTAAAGCAGTTATGGTAGTAAAACATGACTATAAAACTAAAATGACTCAAAAATATTTAGGTTCTAAAAACGAAAATTATCCTAGAAAAAACTGGAGTAGTGTAATTCTTTGGAATTGTTCTCACCCTGCAAATAAATGTGTTACACCTGAGTTTATACAAAATGCCACCGGAGCTCAGGTTCACAGATTTAGTTGGCTTCAAGATGACCAAATTGGTGAGCTACCTAAAGAATGGAATTGGCTAGATATTGAATATGATTTCAATGAACACGCAAAGTTAGTTCATTACACCCTTGGGTCTCCTTGCTTTCAGGAATTTGCCAATCAAGGAAGTTTTTCAAATGAATGGCACAAAGAAAGAATTCTCACAGAGTTTTGCCAGCAAAGGAATCTATGAAGGCTGCGGCAGTAAACGGTTCTGTAAAAAACTTTTCTCCTATATCTAAAGGATTAGCAGTACACGGAGTTGAAACTGAATTGTTTAACTCTGTTGAAGATGCAATAAATTGGGGTTGTGATTTTTTCATTCAAACAAATATTTTTAATCAATATAAATCCGATCAAGATTTATATAAACAAATATTAGCAACAAAAAAACCAATTTTAGTAATTGAAAGTCCCGTATTTAGATTTCTTCCAGAAAACACATTTAAGTGGTATAGACTAAGTTGGAATAGTTATTTGTTCCCAGAAGCAATTTATCCTTTTGAAGAAAATTCAAATAGATGGGAATGGATGAAAAATGAATACAATTTATCCATTAAAAATTGGCACACTATCGGTGACAGTATCGCTATTGCATTACAAAAATTTAGTGACAGTAGTCTGACTCCTCTCTTTCAAAATAGCACAGAAAAACCATTTATCAAATACACAGAGTGGTTAGATTCTGTTATTGAACAAGTAAAGGACATAGGTTACAAGCAAATTATACTAAGGCCACACCCTTTAAATAATCCCACACAAATTAGAAAATTAACTGAAAAATATTATAAATGTACAGTAAACAGAGATCATAATTTAGTAAAAAATTATAAATGCGTCCTTACCTATAATAGTTTATATGCCATAGACTGTTTATATAACGGTATACCAGTCATAAGTTTATCGGATACTAGCCTACAAAATCAATTTGCAAAATTCACACTAAAAGATATAACTAATCCACCTAAGCCTGAAAATAGAGAAGAAATTTTTTCAAAACTTAGTTATTGTCAGTGGAGAGAAGACGAAGTTCGATATGGTCTTCCTTTTAAAAAACTTTTAGATTTATTATGAACAAAATTTTTGTTACAACTATGAACCAAGACTATTTTAATAGTCTAGGATATAAAACTTTACAGTCTTGGTTAAAAAACTGTAAAGACGGCACAATAGTTCTTTACGCAGAAAATTTTTTACCTACATGGGATTTGCCTAATCAAATTATAAATTGGGATGATTCTTTGTATGAAAGATTGGTAATAAAAAATATAAAATTAGATCCTGAATGGGAACGAATTTACAATTTATTAAATGGGCGAGCAAGAAACTTTATTTGGAAGGCCGCATCTTGGACTCAAGCAAATAATGAGTATCAAGGTGTAATAACTTTTTTTGATGCTGATCTCGTGTGTTTTAATGATCCAAATATATTAATAGACGAATTTATTAAAAATGATTATGATGCAAGTATACTATCAGTAAAAGATAAAAGACCTCATGCAGATTCTTGTTTTTACAGTATAAATTCAATTAAATCAAGTAACATAGTAACTGAATATAAAAATCAATACAATAATTTTATACTTGATAAAGAAGTTTATCCTAAACCTTATGATGCTCCGGTACTTTCTAAAACATTAGATATTTTAAAAAATAAAATTAAAATTTGGGATTTTAATAATGGTTCTGATGCGAAATCCCCTTTAAAAGATACAGTACTAAATGAATTTTTTAGACATTTGAAAGCTAATCAAAAAGATAGTGGACGACTTTTAGGTTTGATAGATAAAACTATAAATGCTTTAGACAAAGATAAAAATATTATTGATGTACTAACAAGATTTGACAGGAAGTTAAGACAAGATGACAGCAAAAAATTGGACGTTCCTTTCTAGGAACAACAACGACGAATATGTGAATCTTTTGGCAGATTCTATAAGTGTGCCTACTATTGATTATCATAATTTTAAATATGAAAACGACACAAATCCGTTAGTTATTAGAGGAATGACTAAAGCAAAAAAGATAATGCGTAAAGCTCTAAAAGATAATAGGACCGTATTTTATGTAGATACTGGATACATGGGGAATCATTCTAGACCTGAAAATCCAAAAGGATTTAAACATTATCACAGGATAGTAAAAAACGGATTACAACATAATGAAATAATTGACCGACCTGATGATAGATTAAAACAGTGTCCAGTTAAATTTGAAAAATGGAAAAATCCAGGTAGTAAAATATTATTAGTAACCCCATCAGAAAAACCTTGTAGATATTACGGTATTAATAGAGACGACTGGGTTACTTCGACGATTAATGAAATTAAAAAATACACTGATAGAGAAATTATTGTTAGAGATAAAAACCCAATACGTCACGACAGAATAAGATTTAACAATATTTATGAAGCACTGGACAATGACGTGTGGGCATTAGTAACTTATCAAAGTGTTGCGGCAACTGAATCTATATTATATGGGTACCCAGCATTTTGTTTAGCACCTAATGCTGCCGATCCTGTTACATTAAACGATCTTTCTAAATTAGAAACTCCGTTTATTCCAGATGATGACTTAAGACATAAGTGGGCCTGTCATTTATCTTATGGACAGTTTCATGTTGAAGAAATGAAAAACGGTACTGCTATTAGCATATTAGAGAATGATTGGTAAAACAATGTATTTGTTGTTAAATGATAAAGAAATAGCTCATTTTTTATTGAGCTTAATAGATTATAAAAAAACTTTTCAATCAATTGATATTGACTGGAAACATACTACTGAGTATGTAATGAATTGTGAACCCAAGTATCTAAGAGATAAAAAGTTTATTCCTAAATTTAAACAAAAAGTTTCACAAGCAGTGTCTAGAGATTTGAAAGAATATTCAGATACAATAAAAGAAATTCTAGCGGCAAAACGTTTAAAAAATTACGAAACTATACACGGCAATATAGAATATTTTATAAAATATTTTGGTAAAGAAAACATATTAAATTTATATCTAAAAAATAAAAAAGAAAATTTTGTTAAAAGTACAGGCTTATCTTTAACTAAGAATCCTGTATTAATTAGACGAAACGACTTTACAAATTTTTCAGAAGATTGTTTAGTTAGAAATACAGTTGGCAATGAAAAACTTTTAGTTACAAAATTAGACAAAAATTACCCATTTTGGTTTATAGACAGCGGCTATACTAATTTTTTAGAAACTAATAAAACATATCACAGATTAGTTAGAAGTCATTTGCACTACGGAAACGATTTTGAAGCACCTGTTGATAGATTAGGCATTTTTAAAAAATTTCCTAATAATTGGCGTACCACCGGAGAAAAAATTCTTATAGTAGAACCTGGTCCATTTGCTGCCTCAGTTTTTCATATTGATTTAACTACGTGGAAGTACGACATAGAAAAAGAATTAAGGAAATATACTGATAAGCCTATTGTTTTTAGAGAAAAAGTTGATAAAAAAATACGAAGTAATTTATATCAAGATTTTTGCGATGAAGATTATTATTGCGTTATTAGTTTAAATTCAAATGCTTCAACTGAAGCAATATGGGCTGGGATTCCTGTTATTACACTTGGATTGCATATAACAAACCCTGTTTCTAAATCAAAATTATCAGATATAAACTGCCTTGCTAGACCAAATTTAGCAAGATGGTTATGTATGCTTAGTTACAGTCAGTTTACATTTAGCGAACTAACTAATGGCACGGCTGCAAGTATTATTAGGAAATATCATGTCTAAATTTACAGCAGTTGCATATTATGGCGGTATTCCGTTAAACAACAAAAATCCTGAAAAACCACTAATTTTAGATAATTTTTGTACTGGCGTAAAAAACTCTGGTGATACTATAGTAGAACACAGGGGAATGTTTCCTATTGAATGCGACGTTGCTTTTATACAAGGATTTGTTCATGAAGATGGTAAAAAATTACCACATCTTACTTTAAGACAACAGGCAATAGAACTTCAACGGAAATCAAATAAAAAATCTCTTATCGTTGACAGTAATTTATTTTTATTTGCAGATCCGGGTAATTCTAAAAGATATTTAAGATACAGTTTTGATGGAGTTTTTCCAACTACAGGATTTTATTTTGATAAAGACATTGATCCATCTAGATGGAAAAAAATTAGTCAAAATTTAAATTTACATTTGCATTCTTATAGAACCACAGGTACACATATTTTAATTTGTCTTCAAAGGAATGGCGGTTGGAGCATGAAGGGACTAAATGCGATTCAATGGCTTGAACAAACTATAGTTACTTTAAAACAATATAGTGATCGACCTATTGTGGTAAGAACACACCCAGGGGACAAAAAAACTAAGGGATTTTTAAAACTAAATCACAAAAATGTACAGTTGAGTACAAACGAAAGACTTATTGACGATTTGTCCAATGCATGGGCAACTGTTGTTTATAATAGTAGTCCAAGTGTAGCAAGTACTATTATGGGAGTGCCAGCATTTTTAACAGACCCAGAACCAAAACAGAGTCAAAGTTACGATGTAGCTAACACTGATATATCAAAAATTGAAAATCCAAATTTAATAGATAGACAGCAATGGATAGAAAAAATAGCCATGTGTCATTGGAATTTTGAAGAACTTAAATCAGGTGAGGCTTGGAATTTTTTTAAAAAATATATTTAAGATTTTAAGATTGCTATCTGATCATGTTTGGAGTCATCCCATCTAATCATAGCAAGTTGTTTTCTTTTAGGTCTTTCTGGCATAGATAATTCTATCATAGAATATTTTTCAATCAAATTACTTTTTATTTCATCAATAGCTATTTTAACTTCTGATATTTGATAATCATCAAATACTATAACAGTACTGTCTTTGACCATTGAATAATCATGCATAACTGTTTCATAACTATGGCCACCATCTATATAAACAAAATCAAAAATCTTTGGAGTCGTAAGTGTGTCCTTAGTATAGCCTTTTATTAACTCATAACTAAAACGTTTTCCGTATTTTTCTTTACGTTTTTCTAATGCTCTATTAGCTACATGAAAATTGCCAGGGCCTTTACCGTTATGCTCATCATTATCTGTTGAAGTGTTTGCCATGTCAAATAAATCATATCCTGTGTAGTGTAATCTGTGAACTTTTGGAAAAAGGTAATCTACAAACTGTATGGCACTTGATCCATTATGTGTGCCTATTTCACAAATATTTTGTGGAAGATATAAATCAAATAATTTATAAAAATTTTGTAATAAAGCTGATTTCATCGTATCCCTGCCCAATATAATTCTTTTCTATGCACAGCCAAATCTACTCTGTAACTTTTTCCTGATGTTTTTCTGTCACCTTTTAAATGATCTAGATATGCACCCAAGTCAGTATTAATCAATGGATGCCCTTCTCCAGGTGTATTTTTAGGGTTAGGTCTTATATCAACTAAATGTTGACTCCAATTATGTGTTTTTAAGCCAGTGGGCTCTAAACGTTTTCTCACAACGTCAAATACATAACTATCATGCCATTCTTTAAGTGTAAAAATGCCATTTTCTGCATCATCCCACATTTTTTGAAATTCCTGCAAAAATCCTTGCACTTTGGGGTCTCGAAGATTCATAGAATAAAAACCACACTCACTATATTTGTTAAATCTACCTAAATAACAAATTCCTGCATCTTCAGGTATAAAATTTTCTAAGAAATTTTGTGGCATATGACTATGACACACCATATCAGCGTCCATCCATATTAAAACGTCTGCATTAGTACGTTTGGCTGCGGAAAAAATAGAATAAACTTTGTGACTAAATCTAATTGCGTCCCATTTAAATGGTTTTTGTGAATCCTTACGTTTAGGATCAGGCCCTTGCCCGTTAGCTCTAGGATCAGTTTTATATTTTTCTTTAAATGCCACAATTTCTGGACTTTCGACGTGTAAATCATAAACATGAATTTTATTTTTATGGTTTTCATGAATATATGGTGTACAATTTTCTGTATAGACCATTAATTCCATAGGAATATTTTTTATAAACGTATCTATAAAATTTTGTCCATATTGTTGTAGACCTTTTTGATGAAATGTAGTAACGGCAACAAATTTTCTCAAAACCAACTCCTCAAATCGTTAAATATACTACTATTTATGGATGATTTATGATCTTTGGTTTATTTAAAGACTTTGGAGCTATGAACGCTGGTCCAGTGTTTGCCGCTTTTGAACAAGGTGTACAGAAATTAGGACACACTGCGGTGGGCGGGCACATGGACATGCCTGATGTTGCTGTAATTTGGAGTGTTTTGTGGAACGGTAAAATGGCTAAGAACAAAGAAGTTATGGACCATTTTATAAAACAAGGAAAAAAGGTAATTGTACTTGAAGTCGGTGGATTAATTAGAAATCAAACATGGAAAGTCGGTATTGGTGGTATAAATGGTGAAGCATATTTTGGTCACGAAACTGAAAACATTAGTGATCGTCTTAGAAGCATGAAAATTAAAATACAACCATGGAGATTAAAAAGTTATCAACCAAGATACATTCTAATTTGTGGTCAAAACGAAAAAAGTCATCAATGGCGATCTATGCCATCAATGCAAGATTGGGTTACTAAAACTATTAGTGAGATTAGACAATATACAGACAGGGATATTCGTGTTAGACCTCACCCAAGAAGTCCTTTAGACATGACTTGGACACAACAAACTATTAATGATTTTAATGATGTGTATTTTAATCAGCCAAGACACATAGCAGGTAGTTACGACGACTATGATTTTGAA